CCTCTTACCTCTAAGAAAATTCCAGTAGCATTACTTTCTTCACAAATAAATCTTTCACCTACAATAAAGTCTGAAGTATTTGAAGTTGGGCTGATAATATCTGAAAGTGCCAACCATGGAACTTCTGGGTCTCCAGTCCCAGATGATTCAAAGACTGCATGTACTTCAACTACATCAGGTAAATTTAAACTAATTTGTGGGTCATCAACTCTGATTCCATTTATTTTACTGTAGGTTAATCCAGCATTTTTTGGAGTCTCATATTTGGTTCCAGATACAACTAAACTATTGCATCTGTCATATTTTTTCTTTTTGGAACTAACGTTTGTTTTAATTTGAGTAGAATGTAAAACACATGGACCAGCAACAACACTTAATCCACTAATAGTTCCTTCCTTCCCACCTGCAGTAAACGTAAAGGTTGCATTGGTGAGGTTCTCAATAGTTCCATTTGCATTTTCTACAATATATCTTTCCTCATCAAATGCAGCATAAACATAATCTGTTCCAACCAAACTTGGTAAATTAATAGTGTCAGATACTTTTACTACACCAGTGTTTCTGACCTTTACAAAGGCACTAGAGTTTAGTAGGTTAATTTCAGAAACATTACTATGTGCTAGTTTATTATAGAGGTATGAATTTTCTGCTTGAACAATTTCAGGTCTAACTACATCAATGTTTTGAACTGAGTAAGTTCCAATACCAACATCTCCTGTACAAATATTAGTTACTGTAGTCACACCAACTACAGTAGCTTCTGTTCTTGCACTATTAAATCTAGTTACTCTAGCAAAAACTGCTGAAGAAAATCCTGTTGGTTGGTATGAAACAACATCATTTACTTTAATTGATTTTGTAAATGCTGTACCATTACCTCTTGAAATTGTAGCAATTCCAGCAGATGCTGGATCAGCATGGTAAGTTGTGAAGTTAAATGGACCTACTAGACTAGTGGAATTTGAGAGAACAGCATCTGCAACAAATCCAAATTCATCTGTGATGGATTTAACATCATTAATTGAGTAATCTGTTACAGTACCAATACTTGTAGATGTGCTAGAAATACCATTAATCACCAAACTTTCATTTTTAACAAAAGTTCCAGCAACTTGATACAAAGAAAACTTGGTATCTCCTTCTGTTATGGTCTTTGCATATCCAGTTGCACCACTGTTTGATCCTTTAATATATGATCCAAGTGGAATTCCAGTAACTGGAGAATCCATTGTAATATTTGTAAAAGTCTGAATATCAAATAACTTTAAATTAAATTGACTTTCTGAACCCTCATAAGAAGTGTTATGGTGCTCATACTCATAAACTCTAGCATATCCAATAGTACCTACTCCAGATGATGGAGCTGCTAAGTTTTCTAATCTTTCTGCATGTAGAGTCACTACTGCATTAGTAGATAAACCAACTTTAGGAGAAGAACTTACATTGTTTACTCTTAGCAAATCTCCAGCATTAAAAACTACAGAAGAAGACTTTGCTTCTTTTGTAGTTCTTGGTTTTGGAAAATCAACTACAGTATCATAAGTTACTACTTCATATCCTTTAATATAGGATTTTCCTGGAGTAATGTTGACAAGAGCAAGTTCTTCAGATGGAGTTCCACCATCTGAAGTCTTTTGATTTGCAAAGTAGACTCCACTATTTCCAAGTCTGTCAGTTAAAGAATCTACTAAGGTTACATCATATGGATTTACATTATAATTTCCAGACTCATCAAAAGTTCTTCTAGCTAGAACATCAGTTATAAAAGAACCTGTTGTGTCCTGTTTAATTTTTCTAATTATTCCATTTTCAACTCTAAACAGTTCAATAAAACTGTCATCATTGTAATCTTCTAAATCTTTCTTTGCCAATGTCAAAGACATTGTAAATCTATCTGCTCCAGGAGCTGCAAAGTTTGAAAATCCTTGAGCATTGTCATTTAAAGTACCATCATCATCTGAAGTTACAATATCTTCAGATATAGCAAGACCAACTCTATAAGATGGAGTTGTTCCATATTGATCTAAGATGATTTCTTGTGAAGTAACATCTACAAAATATCCTCTAACAAAAAATACACCTTCCTCTACTCTTGCTGCAGATCCAACAGAAAATGGTGTTCTTCCTACTGGATTTGCTATCTGTAAAATAGGTTCTCCAGTTAAAATAAATCCTTGTCCAACTGGAACATCAAAGTCTGCTAATAACTCTTCACCAGCAGTAAATGTTTCAGTTTCAAAATCATCTCCAGAAGATAAGTATTTTACATAAACAGTAGTTGCATCTTGTTCAGAGTCTGCTTCTTTTACAATATTGACAATCTTTGCTGTGGTTCCACTGTCTGCCCCACTAATAACTTTACCCAACAAAGATCCAATATAAGTTTCTACATTAATTCCTTTATATACAGTTTCAACTTGAATTGCGTTGTATATTGGAATATACGCAGAGTTTCCTGGTATGACTACTCCACCTGGATTGAAAAACTTGCTTCCAAATTTCTCAATTTGATTTTGTAGAATTGATTGTAATGTGGTAAGTTCCCTTGTTTGTACGGTCACTCCAGGTTTGAAAAGAACCTTATAAAAGTTCTTTTCTGAATTATAATCATCATAATATGGAGTTTTGTTTAGATTTGTACTTTGGGGCATTTTCTTAGAATTCTAAAATAATTTTTATGTCTTCTCTTTGTTGAGATGCTCTGGTAACAGAGGCTCTGTTATCTACATACAGTATCTCACCACTCTTGTTATTTATGTCTGGACTTGACAACCCAGATGTGAAGTTTTGTCCAAGATAATAATCAACTGAACCCACAGTTGTGGTTGCACCATTGAAAGTATTGTCAATTGGATATGAATTTGATCCTATTGTTATGTTTGCTGAATTATCAAATTCATTTTGATCATATGTGGTTGCAGTTTGGATACCACTGACACTATCTGCATATTGATAATCAATTGTAACTACAGTATCAACTGCATATGTGTCCACATAGTTTGTTCTTGGTTGAATATATTTCAGAACTTGTGTAGTGGAATCAAAGCTAACTAAATTTCCAACTCCATTAGATGAACTTTGAGTAATTTTAGAATCTAAAGGCTCTAAAATTGTTCCAGTATTCATTTTAACACCATAAACTCCAGAACCACTACTTTGAGTGAATGTGGAGTTTGTTCCAAAAGTTTTTACATTTTTAACTATGCCAACTCTAGAAAATTGGTTTCCTACTATAAAATCTGGATTAGTAGGATCATTTTCAATTCTGCTGTATACTAAAACTCTTGTTGCACCAAGTTCATTGTAAACATTAGCACCATGCCCACCTGCAGGTGGTATAATTACATTAAATATAGCTTTCTCTCCACCAAGTGGTGGTAGAACTGAATCTAAATCTAAAGTAGCATAAGTGTACTCCAAACCACCTGCAGTGACTTCTACAGACACTGGTTTTGATTCTTCATCAAATACAACACTAGCTTCACCACCAAATCCATCACCTTTGATTGGAACACCAGTTAAAGTTCCAACATAATTGTATTGAGCCTGCTGTTCAATTAAGATGGTTTGAATTTGCCCATTAAATGCATTTCCCCTTATTCTAGTAATATCAGCATCAATAGTTGTTTCCCAATTATTAGGAACTGATATGTAATTGGTTGCATCAAATTTCAAAACATCTGATGGACTCAAAGTGTAAAGATATTTCCAAACATAACCATCACTTTCTTTTCTTGGAGAAATATCAGTATGAATTGGTTCTTGAGTTGAAATTACACCTTTGTTTTGATTTGATGGTGCAGATCCATTATTTAAACAAATATAAACTCTAAAGTCTCTATTAATTATGAAATATTGGCAATCATACAATCTAGTTGCAGAAGACACTGGTGATAAATTATAGACACTGTAATCATGTCTGTACATATCGTACTTTCTTCCAGTCACCCATTGCAATTTGGGAATAACTCTGATAACATCAGAAGTATTAATTTTCTTGACCCCAAGAATGGTGTCTCTATAGGAATTCAAATACAGATCATTATCAATTGGAGTTGGTTGATTAGTATCCCAACTAGTGTCCAAATCAACAGCATTTGGTAGACCTAGGAACATGTAGTATCCACCTACAGCAACGTCATTAATAAAATTTTGACAATTCAATAATCTTAGTCTATCAGTAACTATCGCAGGCATTTGTTTTTTGTACTTTATTGCTATTTATTAGTTGAACCTATAAAAGGATAATGGAATTGTATTCACTCCAACTGGGGAAGATGAGTATGAAGTTATTCCAAGATATAGATTCAGAGAACCAGTTGATATTCCTAGAGATGGAGATCCAATATCAATTACACTAGATCCAATGGAAACAATAGTTACTCCTATTGAAATATAAGATCCTTCAACATAATCTCCAACTTGAACTAATGAACCAATTCCTGCAGTGGTATTAATTCCAATAATAGATGTGCAGAATCCATTAAATGTACCATCAGTTGTTGTTATGCCAACAGTTTGAATTCCTGGATTAACTTCATAGTCTAATGAAACTATTTCATATTCTCTAAGTTTGGCAAATTGATCTTCTCTAGATTTGAAGATTATTTCTCCATTAATAATGGCATCTGCTTTTTGTGGAGTCCAAGCAATAGATCTTCTTTGTGATGATGATTCTGAAAGACCCCTATCAGAATAAACTTCAGTTCTAATTGTGTCTGAACTTACAACTCTCTGCCCAGTTCTGGTTTTTTGTCTTATTGGTAATGTATCATACAGATCTTTGTCAATCTGTAATTTATCTCCTTCTTTAACATCAGTCTGTGCCAAGAAAAACTGAGTATCACCAGAAAATCCTTCAAAGAAATAAACTTTTACTGTACTTCCAACTGGAGGAGCTTCTGTAAATTCTAACTGAGATCCTCCTAAAAATGTATAGGAATCTACTGGTTTTTGAAGAACATCATTAACAAATATGAGTAAGTTGTAGGATAAATCAATTTCAGATGCAGGATCAGATTCTAAACTGGTTCTTCTAACCAAAGGTCCAGTAGGTGAATCTACAGTCTCAAATAAAGTGAATACTGTCCTTCTTCCATTTACCTTATCAGTCAAATCCTCTAGTTTTCTCAGTTTACCTAAGTTCCAGGCAGAGAATTGGTCTTTTGCTACTTCATTAATGGTGATGTGTAATTCATCATCAGATACTTGTGTAGATACTCCCAAAACTCCCTGAGGTTTTAAAACTTCACCAACTTTGTAGTTATATCCATTGTTTGTGAAGGTCAATGCAGTAACTTCACCAAATCTATCAATATTCAAAGATATTGATGCTCCTATACCAGCAGATGATCCAGATAATGGGATATTATCATATGGTGCTGGGGCATCAAATTTAACAATATAGTCATACTCATATTTTGTAACTGGAACTCCAGAGTTATGAGCAGTTCCAAGGGTTCCCAATTGACCTCTAACTGTTCCAGTAAGAGAACTAGTTCCATTATTAATTGAGGTGTACTTAAGTATCTCTCCACCAATTTGCACATACCCTGGATTATTTGTACTTACTTGCTCTCCCCTAAAAAATTCAAATTCAGTAGTAGATCCAACTGCAACTGGAGTGCCATTTGGATCTAATAAATTTATTGTAGTTGATAGAGTAGAAGACTCTCCATTATATTGATAACTAGAACCACCTGTTAATATTCCAACTCCAGTTATAATTCCAACGCTGTTTGCATATGCTATTCCAAGAGCACCATAACCAGGAAGTTCAGCATCTTCAACTTCAATATAATATGTTGTTATTCCAGGTCTATAACCAGATCCAGGATTTCCAAGATAAATCTGAGATACTGTTCCTGCAGCAGAAACAACTGCAAATCCATTTGCTGGGACTAGTGGAGCATACAACTGACCTCCAGTAGATCCATATGAGACTATTATTCCACCTCTAGGAAGACCACCAACATTAACATCATAGTCTTTGGTATCTGAAGACCCAATAAAGTCTACAAAGGTGCTGGTGACTCCAATTTGCCTGAATGAGAATGCTTCATCAGATTCTGGATACTGAAAAACATTGTTTATCAAAAGAATACCATTATCTGAACTTATTCCTACAGTACTAACTCCAGATACCTTTAATTCAAAAGAACTTGTTATGCCAGTAAATTGCTCAGAAACATCATCAAAAATATAATTACCATCATAATTAGATCTCAAGAACACTCTTCCACCAAAAGAACTGTTATCAGTTGGAAGAACTAAAAATAATTGAAAAGATGCTATAGGGAATCCATTATCAGTTGTTGAACTAAACTCAATGAAATTACCATTAAATGCATCAAACAGAGTATCTGCAAATTGGAAGGTATTATTGGCACTTCTAATCAAATAGTAAACTTTTCCATTTTCAAGTTCTATAGGTGGATTTTCTGAGTAAAATGCTGCCTGAGAACCACTAACTATACTTTCTTCAATTCCTGTAAAGTAACTAAAACTATTGTATGCTATGTCTATATCGCCTGGAGGAATAGTTAAGTTTACTTTTTTACCCTCAAGTGGAGGATCACAGAAGTAAATAACATCTTCTACAATATTGTATCCACCAGAT